ACACAACTTCCGCAACTTCAAAACAAATTGCAGGGGGTGAGGATTACATTAGCAAAACATCACTTGCAATTGGTATTACTGACGACCAATTGCGACCAGCATTTGGTCGTTTAGTTCGCTCAACAAAAGATGTTGAAGAAGCGCAAAAGTTATTAAATCTTGCACTTGATATTAGTTCGGCGACGGGCAAACCACTTGAAGCGGTGGCAAATGCGTTAGGCAAAGCATACGACGGAAACCTGACTTCACTCAGCAAATTAGGTTTAGGACTTGATGCATCAATTTTAAAGTCAAAAGATTTTGATTTAGTCTTTCAATCACTGACTGGTACATTCGGTGGATTTGCTGAAAATGAAGCCCAAAGTACAGAAAAAGCATTTGCACGCATCAAAATTGCTAGTGATGAAGTTCAGGAGCAAATTGGTACTGCATTGCTTCCATTGATTCAAGAATTAACTACATTCATTTTGACTGATGTTGTTCCAGTCATTCAACAATTTGTGAATGGCTTAACTGGAGTTGGTGGGCTTGAAGAAGGTTTGTCTGATTCAGAAACAAGCGCACTTGCATGGGGCAAACGTATTCGAAGCCTTATTGGAACCGTGGTTGAATTCAAGGACGAATTAATCGCAGTGGCCGCAGTCATTGGAACAGTTTTTGTTGTTTCAAAAATTAGTGCTGCCGTCACTGCCACCATTGGATTAATCACAACACTTATCAAGGCTTACAATGCTTTGAAAGCAACTGCAATTGTGACTGGTGTTGCAACTGCATTTGCATTGAACCCATTGTTAGGTGTTGGCGCGGTGGCTTTGGCTGCTGGTGTTTTAGCCGCTGCAAATGCTTTAGCAAATTCCAGTAATACTGAAACAACTTTTGCAACAGGTGGGACGCCTGGTTATATCAGCGGTGGCAAAGGCAATTCAACAAGTGGTTCAGGTGGTACGGGTGGTGGAACAACATCAAGTGGTGGCGGTGGCGGTGGGGGTGTAACTGCTGCCGTGGCATCAGCCGTTGCAGCAACAAAGGCCGTGGCTGGTGGTGGATTTACTGATTCGCAAAATGCAGCACGCTTAATTGCTGCTGGTGGTGGTGGATTTACTGATTCGCAAAATGCAGCAAGATTAGCCGCGCAAGCACCAGTAATCAACGTGACCGTCAATGGTGCAATTGATAAGGAAGGCACTGCTCGCACAATTGTTGACACAATAAATGATTCATACTATCGCGGCACTGGTGGAGCAACCGCGTTCCAGGCAATCTAATGACACAATGGAATCCGATTTGGAATGTTGAAATTGACGGTGTCGCTTACACAAGCGCAATTCTTGCAAATTTAACAATTCGCAGTGGTCGAAGAAACATATATGAGCAAGCACAAGCGGGTTATATCAACCTTCAGTTGATAGACATAAACCAGGCAACAATTCCCGTTTCAATCAATTCAACCATTTCCGTTGAAATCAAAGATTCAACAGGCACTTTTGTTGCCATTTTTGGTGGCAATGTGGTGGACATTGGCATTGAAGTTCGAGACGTTGGAACAACCACTTTCACTCAAACTTACTCAATTATTGCATTGGGTGCATTGGCTAGGCTTCCAAAGGCATTGACTGACGGCGTATTGCCAAAGGAATTTGACGGCGACCAAATTTATGACATTTTGCATGAAGTTTTGTTTAGCACTTGGGCTGAGGTTGCTGGTGTTCAAAATTGGGCAACTTATGACCCAACAATTACTTGGGCAAATGCTGAAAATAATGGTTTTGGAGAAATTGACCGTCCAGGCAATTATGAATTGGCCGCTCGTTCTTCAAGCGTTACTGATGTTTATTCACTTGTTTCAGCATTGGCCACAAGCGGGCTTGGGTATATTTTTGAAGATTCACTTGGGCGAATTGGATATGCAGATTCGACACACCGCACCCAATACCTAGCCGCTAACGGTTATGTTGACCTAAGTGCCAATGAAGCACGGGCGGCAGGTTTGCGAATTGACACCCGCGCAGGTGACGTGCGAAATGCCGTAACCATAAAATATGGCGCAACTTCCAGCAATGAACAATCAGCCAGTGATGCCGCTTCAATTACAACTTATGGTCAGTTGGCTCAAATCATTTCAACCACATTGCACAATTCGGTTGATGCCACTTATCAGGCCAATTTTTATTTATCATTGCGCGCCCAACCTTTTCCAATTTTTAGTGACATCACATACGACTTGACCAACTCAGAAATTGACGATTCCGACCGTGACAATTTGTTGGGCGTATTTATGGGAATGCCAGTGGCTTTGGTGGATTTGCCCGCCAATATGAATTCAGGGGTTTTCCAGGGATTTGTCGAAGGCTGGTCATTTCAAGCCAGTTACAATCAAGTTTCCGTCAGCCTATTGATGACACCGTTGGCTTATAGCCTTCAGGCAATGAATTGGGCTGATGTGCCAATTACCGAAACTTGGTCAAGCGTGTCGCCGACACTTGACTGGGAAAATGCAACAATTGTTGCCTGATAAGGAGAAAACATGACAAACCCAACGTCCAATTTCGGTTGGCAAATGCCGACCAGCACCGATTTGGTGACTGACCTTCCAGCGGATTTTGCCGTTTTTGGTCAGGCAGTTGACACATCAATGGCCGACCTTAAAGGCGGCACAACTGGCCAAATCCTTTCAAAGGCAACAAACACTGACATGGATTTTGTTTGGACATCTGCAAATCCTGGTGATATTACTGGTGTCACTGCTGGCACTGGAATTAGTGGCGGTGGAACAAGCGGTGATGTTACGGTCACAAATTCAATGGCAACTGCAATTGATGCAAAAGGTGATTTAGTACCAGGAACAGGTGCGGACACTTTTGCACGTTTAGCAGTAGGCGCAAACGACACAGTTTTAACCGCTGATTCTTCAGCGGCCACAGGATTAAAATGGGCAGTGCCAGCAATTCCAAATGGCTTGACATTGAAACACACAGTCACGTCAACTGGAACAGTGACAATTCCAGCGGCGACAACTTTTGTTTATGCAGTTGTTGTTGCAGGTGGTGGTGCTGGTTCAGTTGGTGGCACAGCCACAAATGCTTCAGGAAACGCAGGTGGAGCAGGCGCTATTGCTTTTGGTTATGTACCAGCAGTATCGGCAGTAACAGTTGGCGCAGGTGGCGCAACTGCTTCAGCGCGTGGTGGTGCTAGTTCTTATTCTAATCTTTATACTTACGGCGGATATGGCGCAACAGATGGACTTAACGCTGGAACAGTAGATACAGATGGTGCTTACAATTATGCGCAAGGTTGTGGTGCTGGTGGTAATACCGCAGGTGGCGCGCAAAAGTTTGTCTTTCCACTTTTCAATTCTCGCGGTGGTAAAGGCGGTTTAGGAAGTACAAGTGCTGGAACACGTGACGGCGGTGGCGGTGCAGGATTTACTTCTGGTGGTGGTGGAGCCGCTGCTGATTCAACTGCGAGCCGCTCAGGTGGAACAGGCGGAGCAGGTTCTTATGCAGGCGGTGGCGGTGGCGGTGGTTATGTCACCACAAACGTGGCTGGTGCAGGTGGTGCTGGTGCTTTTGCAGGCGGAAGTGTAGGAGCAGGTTCAACAACTACCGCAGGCGGTGGCGGTGGCGGTGGCGGTGGCTATCTTGCCGTTGGTTCTAATGGCGCAGCGGCTTCAGCAAACACAGGTGGTGCTGGTGGTGCTGGTGGTTCAGGCGGCGGCGCAGGCGGCGGCGGTGGCCGTGGAAACACAACAGGCGGAACATTTGGCGCAGGCGGCAATGGCTGCGTGCTGATTTACTATTAGGAGAAAAAATGAAACGATTTGCAATAATTTCTAAGACTGACGGCATTGTCGAAAATGTTGTTGTTGGTGAAGATTTTGAAAGTGTTGTTGCCGTTGTTGGTGACTGCATTGAAGAAACTGAAACCACTGGCATTGCTCAAATTGGTGCATTGTGGAATGGTTCTAATTTTGTTGAAATTGCAAAAGAAGAAGAAACATCAATGGTTTCTGAAAAGTGACCTATCCACTTGGAACATCAGCAGCAGTCATTGAATTGGCAATTGCTGAAGTTGGAACCGTTGAAGAAGGCGATAACCTGACTAAATACGGTGCATTTACAAAGGCCAACGGTTTGCCCTGGTGTGGAAGTTTTGTTAATTGGGTTTTTGCAAAATCTGAAGTCAAGATTCCTTCATGCGTTTCAACGGCAATGGGCGCACATAAATTTAAGGAAATTTCACGTTGGTCAAATATGCCGCAATTAGGTTATTTGGCTTTCATGGATTTTCCACATGACGGCGTTGA